AACAACACCCATCTGAGAACCTTCAACACTAGACGGCAACGAATCCCAATTAGCGGGATGCCATGCATGGTTATTTTCTTTTTCCTCAACAGAATCAGCAGAAACAGGGCCAGACGCGCCCGCCTCTCCTTGCTCCACTAAATCCGCCTCGAAAGCGGCAATAATAGCCGCTTCAGAAAAACCAAAATCCCCATTTAGGGACACTTCAGGCACAGAAGACCCATAACCGCGCTCGCTGCTATCTACTGGACTAGCCGCATTGTCTTCTTCAGTCTGGCAGACCTTTATACCTCCTGCTGCCACAGGGCGGGGCACACTTTCCGTATGAAGAAGTTTTTGGTTAGCCTTTTCAGTCGATGCAGCAGGGCGGGTGTGAAGCCCTAGCGCCTTGACTGCTTCCTTTCCGGTGACTTTTGGTTTTTCTGATTCTGAAGATAGCGGTACGTCAATATCGTTATCTTTCAGAAACTCAACGGTGATAGCCCCGTAATAGGGCTTCACGGGTGCAGGCAACAGTGTACCTGACCAATCCTTGTTATCTTTTCTAGAGCTGTTGCATGATTTGCAGGCAACAACCATATCTGCGGGGGTTTCAGCGCCCTTGGAGGGGTGCAGATGGTCATAGGTTGCCCCTCGTGCAGATTTCCTGTCTTTCCAATAAACGACACGTCCACACCATCGGCAAGCGTCACCGTCTCGAAGGCGAACAGGCACCGTTAGCGCGGGGTTGCGGTTGTCGTTCTTGCGGCGGTTCTCCCAGTCGATTTCTTCTTTTAGGCGCATGTGGAATAGGTCAGGATCATCAAGAAGTTTGTATGCTGTATTTCCGTCTTTGGAAATCTCTTCAAAGTACCCGCAAGCAATAGCTGCTTTTATCAGCTCTTCAGCGCGGGTAAAGCCTGCGATGGCGCGAATAGTACCCAATTCGACAATGTAATCAGACTTGTGAGATGCAGACATAGACGCTGCCAGGGCAGCAAAGCCGAAAAGCTCCATTTTTAGGCGTTCGTCTGCCTGTGGTAGCTCTAATGCCCTGAGAACCACAGGGTGAGACGCTGCTGTGTCTCCAACTCGTAGCCAGGGCATATTTCCTCTTTCAGGGGGTGTTCGTTCTTTTTGGTTCGTTCTTTGTACTTATTAAGGTACACAAGCGGCGCGGTTTTTTCAAATTCACGCGCCGCTTGCGTCCAATATTTCCATTTTAGACTATCGGGCCTGTTCCGATGATGCCTTCAGCGATTGTATCAATCATGACTTGCGAGCTTTCGATAATCTGCTTGCGATTCCTGATTTCGTTTTCTGTAGGCTCTGCCCCCTGCTTGAGCAAGACTATAATATGCCCGCTGAAGTTGAGGTAAATCCGGTTCGCTTCAGACATGGTAATCGGCGATCCATACAGCGATTCCGCTTTCTTGAGTTTCGCTATATCAGCGATTCCTAACCCGGCGCTTAGCGGCTCTGGCCGCAATTCCCGCGAGTTAAACTCTTTGAGAATTTGGCGGTACGGCCATTCCTGCCATTCCTCAACAGCTGTTCTTACTTCAGCGTTTGCGCCCGCCTCTGAGATCAGAGTAAAACTCACAGTTCCTTCGAAGCCCTCTCCCAGCTCAATATCAACCGTGTCTTTCACGTCTTCAGATTCCAAAACCTTCACAATGGCAGGAATACGCTTGAAATTGAAGGCAAAATCTTCTAGCGCGCCATACGATGCCACAACCGGAATGAGCGCGAGCGCGGTTGTTGTTCTGTTTGTTGCGGTTAGGGTTAGTAGTTGTTGGCCGCCGTTGTCTCTGGTTGTGGTTGCGAAGATTAGGGGCTGGTAGCCATGGGTTTCTTTTTCTTCTTTGGATGGGTTGCGGGCGATTGGTTTTAGGGCTTCGAGTGCGCCTATGAGTCGGTTTGCTGGTACGGTTATTCTCATTTTTGTGTTCTTTCTTGGTTGTGGTGGGTTAGCGTATGGCTGCTAGTTTTGCGCGTAGCGGGTCATGAACCGCATTTTTTAGTGAGTGCCTGTTCGCTTCTTTGAATGCGGTGCTGTAGTCTTCTCCGACGCGGGAGGATGCTGTCTTGCAGTCTTTGCAGCCCCATATCCAGCCGTCGTCGTATTCTGTTTTGACTACATAGGTGTGGTGTGATACCCATTCGGTTTTGTTTGGTTCAGGGCGGCTCATAAAACCGTTGCGCCATACTTCAGGCTTTTGTACCCATTCGAGCCATGCGAGTACTTTTTCTTTCTCTGCGGGGTGTAGCGAGCGCATTTTTGCGATGCGTTCTTGGAGGGCGGGGAGTTTGACTGCGGTGACTGTTTCGGCTTTGCGCCAATCGTCGAGGGCGGCGTGTGTGTGGGTTTTGATTTTCTTGCGCCCGGCGGCGGGGATTCCGGTTAGGGTATGCCCGTGTCCTGCTTTGCCTAGTAGACGATCAATGTCTTTGGCCGGGATGTACAGGGTTCCTTTGACGAACAGGAAGCGTACACTGTTTTCGAAGTCGCTGTTTACCCATCCGTGGGAGTAGATTTCTTGAACTGCTTCATCGCGGCGGCGTTCACGGAATGCGGGTAGGGTTTGTTCGTTCTTCATTTTTTTGTTTCTCTTTCTTTGGAGGGGTTGCGGGGCGGGTTGAGAGAATGGAATGTAATCTATCCAATGCATTTTTTTGTTTCTCTTTCTTTGGATGGGTCGCGGGGGGGGTATACTTCTTCGTTGATGGTGAAGTCGGCGTATACGTATTTTGTCATTCCGTGCCAGATGTATACCTGTTGTTCTTTGTGGTTTACTTCGAGTTGTGAAGGTGTGTCTATGGCTTCGATGATGGCGGATGCGATAGCGTCTGTTCTTTTATAGGGGGTTTCGCTGTTCCATGTGGCTACTGCTTTTGCTTGGATTGCTGGTTTTTCCCAGGGTTTGGTTTGGATGGTTATTTCTGCTGCGTGAGTCATTTTCGTTCCTTCGTTCTTTCTATTCTTTGGTGGTGTGTAGTGGGAGCATGGTTGCGTCTAGCAGGTCTGCACGTTGGAACCGTCCAATGAGTTCATTTAGGCAGTTTATGGCCCCTGCTAGTTCGAATGGTTCAACTTCGTTTACTAGCGCATGTTTGATCGAGCCTAGTAGCTGACTGTTGGTTGCATCGGGGTAGATGCGGGTTCCTTCGTTCTCGTTGTTCATGGTGTGTCCTTTCTTAGCGGTGTGCTGCTTTGGATCGCCCTGTTAGCCGATCAGTGAATGCGGTCATTGCTGACAGGTTCGCTTTGAATACTTCTGCATCTGAGATTTCAGGTACTCGCTCTAGAGAGTCTGCGATGTGTTGCAGGTGGGATTCTGCGAACCTTAGGTTTCCAGAGGGGCCGCAAGCGCTGCGGCCTCCCAGATGCGGGTACAGGCCCTTCGTTGCCCGGTCTCTGAGTGTTCGAGCGGACAGTACGCCGCCTAAGAGTTCAGAGGCTTCTTCAGGTGTGTAGACCTTTTCGCCTATTTTCATGCTGCCACCGACTCCTTTGCTTTAGCGTGCTTTTCTGCTTTGGCTGCTTTGGCAGCGAGTTCTTCTATTGCCCATTCTTGAGCGTGAGTGTTCTCCCAATGCTCTTTAGCTTCCTGCTGCAACTCTTGAATCTCCTTGCGGGCTTTTGCCATCGAGCCGTGATATGAGGGGAAAATCGTTTTCTCCCACACGCAATGCTTGCAACTCAACGACATCATGGCGTTAGCTGGTTCGCCATTCGTGCCACGTACAATGTCTTTCTTCTGAGTGAATGCTGATAACAAGGCCTTCTCCCTAGCTGATTTCGAGAACTTCAGATAGATTCGCTTTCCTGCTTCTATCCGTTTGCGGCGGGCTTCAAAAAAACCTTTTAATTCGTCTGGATACTCTGGACGCGGTTCAGGTCTTAGCTGTGCAGGTAGCGGTTTCCTTGGAGGCTTCGCCGCCTGAAACTCTTCCTTCGTGATGGTCTTACGCTTTAGCCGTGCCACCCATCGCACGCGGCAACTCTCGCAACCTTGCGTCCACTTGCGGCGATCACCGCCGCATTTCGAACAAACATCCCCGATCATAGTTTGATGCTCCTATTCCCAATAGCTGAGTTCATGTAAGCGCGAGAAGATTTGATGTTTTCCACTCGCTTAGCCTCCCAGGCTTTCAACGTTTTCTGCGTGAAAAGCAAGCCTGTACGGTCATCCGTCATAGCGTCTGGTACGAGGCGGTTCTGTACGCGGTTGAACATGCGCTTCACCGTCTGTACCTGGATTCCCAGATGCTCTGCTGCCTGCTCAATCGTTAGCAGGGGTTCCCCTGGGTGCTCTGTCCGATATGGGGTCTCAGACGGCAAATGAGCGAACTTGATTGCGTATCCTACAGCCACGGTGCTTGCTCCTTCTTGAACTGCTCCTTCTCTTCAGTACTGTTCCAGTAGCGGTAATCCCACAGAAGAACCGTTGCCACCGTGAAAAAGATCGTGCCAAACGTTGCACCGTTCGCAACCATCACACCATTAGCGAGCGCTGAGTATACGGCCCCTACGGCGCATATGATGGCTAGGATTACTGTTGCTGCTGCGGGGTAGATTTCAAATTTCATTGGTTCGTTCCTTACTTTTCCTTGATGATTTCGATCATCTTTACTAGATGCCCTTCAAGAAGAGTTAGTTTGTAGATTTCTCTTCTCAGGTTGAAAGCCTTATCTTCGAGGTCTTTCTTTTCTTTGATTGCCTCTGAGCATTTGGCGCGGGTTTCCTCAAGCTGTTCTTGTAGAGGCCCTAGAATGTCTTTGCCTGTTTCTTTCATCTCTTACGCCTCGCTTCGTATGATTCGCTGAACCATGTAGCCCCTGTCGTAGGCAGATGCGTTTATGATTTTTCGTATTTGGCTGGGGCCTTTCGTCTGAATTGTTACTTGGATTCCCAGCTTTCCTTGTTCCGCATGGTAGTTCTCTATTACTGAACCGGGCGCTTCTTTTTCTGCGATGGTGTGAACACGTTCGTAGATTGACTTTGCCATTTCTTTCTTTCCTTAGTTCACTGCTTCGAAGTCGTCTTGTGTTACTTCTTTAGCGGTCAGTACCGCTTTCGCGTAGGTTTTGAGTGTTTCCATTACCTCTTGCTCCATTGAGCGTTTGGTTTCTTCGCTCTCAATGGCGGGCATGGCTTGAGCTATTTTGTTCACGCGGTAGCTGACCTCGTTGAATTTTCTGACCGCTTCTCGTGCAGCCTCGCTCATGTCTTTTATGAAGACTATCGGCATTTCTTCCATTTCGTTCTTTCCTTTCTTCTGTACCTGTTTAGGTACGTTGCGGGCATATTTTTTATTCTGGCTGCTCAATGCCTACCCATAGGGTAGTGATTGGCACATCGAGCCATACGGCGACCTTTGCGAGCTGATCCACCTTCAGGGGTGTTTTGCCGTTCCTTAGGTTGGATGCCTGTTGAGCTGTTACACCTAACAGGGCCGCGAGTTCCTTCACTTTCTTCTTGCGCATTCCCATGTATGCGCGGATAGCTTCAGAGATTCGCTCTGTCACCTGCATATCTTTATTTTTTTTTGCTTCCATGTTTTAGACTATATACCCATTTGGGGACGCTTTGCAAATTTTCCCGTAATAATTATTTGCAATGAGAGTTCTTTAGAGTTATGGTTTAGACATGGGACAGACAGCAAAACCTAAACCAACCACATTTACAACCGCTGTTCACGCCGCGCTGCGTGATGAAGTCGAAAAGCGCGATTGGTCTTTTCGCCGCCTTGCTGAAGAGTCAGGGATCGGAAAGAACCGCATCTCGCGTACAGTGTCGAGAGACGAAACGCCGCTTGACGTGAACGAGCTTGACTCCATCTGCTCTGCACTAAGAGTTTCACCTCTTAGCATCTTGCGGGCGGCGCAAGACCTCCTTGATACATCTCTATTGGCTACTGCCTGAGAATAAAGAAGAAAGCCGCCGCCCCTACCATTGCATATAGGGACGGCGGCTTTCGCCACATGAGAACCGTTTAATCAGAAGATTTTAGTTTACTGATTTACATCATCAAGTCTAACAGTTTCACACGGTGTAACGAATGATGACCGCGTCACCACATTAACGTATTTTCAACGGGTGCGAGCGCGGGATATGTCTTTAGTTCGTTGTGTTTGCGGGGTTCCCTATTTAGGGGCGGGTTTGGAGGGGTTTTCAAGTCCCCCCTCGCGCACTATAAAAACACTAGTCAGAGCGTTTTTATCTCCCTGTTGATGACACGGTAAGGCTTTTTGATGACAGAGAGATAGGTTATAGCTATGGCTACTGTTAGGAAGAGAATAAGGAAAGATGGCACGGCGGCTTTTGCGGTGACATGGCGTGAAGGTGGAAAGCAGACTTCACGGACGTTCGAGCTTGAAAGCGACGCTAGGATGCTCGCTGATTTTTTGAGTGCGAACAATAATTCATTTACGCAAGCTGCGGCGGCGGCCAGCACGGTTATTAGTAGGTACCCTTCAGTTGATGACACGGTACGGCGGCATATTGAGTCTCTTACTTCTGTTACGGCTGGTACGAGAGAGAAGTATAGTCGCATCCATGATCGGCATATCGTGCCTGTCTTAGGGGGTATCTCTATTGATCGGCTGCGGCGTGAAGACGTGGTGAGATGGTTCAATACGCTAGGGTTGTCTGCTAAGACTAAGAAGAATATCCACTCGCTACTATCTGCTGCTTTATCATCTGCTGTGCGAGAGGGGCTTATCGAGAGTAACCCGGCGGCGGGGATTCGAGCGGAAAGGGAACTGCCTAAAAAAGCGCCGGTCTTCCTGACACGCGAGCAATTCGAGTTGATCGCCTCTGCTGCTGATTTCCGCTACTCATTGTTTATTCGATTCCTTGAAGGCACGGGGCTGCGGTTTGGTGAAGCTACGGCGCTTACATGGAGTGATATTGACCTGCGGCGCGAGAACGGCATTATCAAGGTAACAAAGTCCATCCAGGCGGGCGCGGGCGGCGGGTACAAGATTGCACCACCCAAAACAAAAGCAGGCAGGCGAACAGTCACTATGCAGCGAGCGCTTACGGATGCTATGCGTGGTTGTATGGCTGATTCTGCGGCTGCTGCGGGTGATCTTGTTTTTCAGTCGCCATTTGGTGGGATTTTGGGGAATGGTTTTTTTCATCGGCGGGTGTGGATTCCGTGCATGGATGAAGTGGAGAGTGAGTTAGGTGTTCGCCCGCGTGTGCATGATTTGAGACATACTCATGCTTCGCGGTTGATTGAGGCGGGTGTACCGTTGCCTGTGATTCAGGTTCGTTTAGGGCATGAGTCTATTACTACTACGGTGGGTACGTATGGGCATTTGGCGGTTGATGCTGACTTGCGGGCGGTTGAGCTTTTAGGGTGAAATTACCCCCTATTCATTCTTTTGTTACGTTTTATTACATTCCCTAATTAGGTACATTCGCTATAAGTGACTTATAGTGTTTTGTGTAAGCGGGGCTGGTTCGAAAGGCCCTACTGAAGAAAGAACGAAATCATGAACAAGCAACATTACCAGACCTTGAGCACGGTTGAGTTTCACCAAGATTCGACTAAGGCTTGGCTCTCACACTTCACCACGGATATTGACGCTTCAGAGATTGAGAATAATAAGCCTGTCTTTGATGCTATCGACGCTTTCATGGGTGAAGAAGAGGAAAGTAGCCTTACGCTTTCTGACTCTCTTGAATTTGATTCGTCTGATTATTGGGAGGCTGTGGCAGAAGCTCATGACGAAATCATGGAGCGGCTGTACACGCATCTGAAGAAACAACTTGCGCCGATTACCCCTGATGGGTGGCGGCCATATTTCGAGGCTGGCAATGTGAACCGCGTGTACACCGATGGCAACCCGCACCATGTGCAGGATTTCCGTGTATGCACTATTCCATGCCATGCATGGGAAAGGTAGGAAAAATGGAAGAGATCGAAGGCTTTCAGACCAAAGCGGCCAGACTCGTTAAAGACGCTCTCATGTACATTGTTAGCGTCGAGTTTCCAGACCATACTTTGCGAAGGCTAACTATCGAGAATCAAGGCCCGGCGCTCTCCAAAGCAGAGATTATGGCGGTCAATGATGAAGAGATCGTGTTTGCTACGATTTACGCTCATTTCAAGAAAAATAAGCGATGGATTGACCATTGGGAAATGCGAGACGTTATCTATAGTAAACGGTACCTGAAGGGAGATAAATAGAATGTCGCCGCTACCTGAAGAAGTGTTGTCGCATTTGAAAGAGGTCGTTTCGCATCCTATGGAGCCAAAGGCGAAGCTGCTGTACTTCGCGCTGGTTGTTGATTCGGGCGGGGAAACAATGTCTGATATTCCCGAACAGAAGTATCAGAATATTACAGGGCTTCATGATGATCACGATTTTATGGTTACCTTATGCAGCCTTGATGAAGAATACAGCCTAATCAACGTTTGCGAAGACGGCGACTTGGAAACATATATCCAGTTCAGGCACATCTAACAACAATCTATAATGCTTCACCGCCCGGCTTATGGGTAGAGGCCGGGCGGTGTTGTAAAACCACGAAAGGAAAACACAGAAATGCCAGAAAATGTTTTACGACTCGTGCGATATGGCAGCGATGAAGCTATGGTGACTCGAAACGCCAAATCCTTTGCGCTGATCCGCGAGACTTCACGCAAAAGCGGCGAATACATCGCCCTCGACTACAACCTAGCGAACATGCCCGGCCTCGACAATGACAAGAAGAAACTAGGCGGCGTTCACGCTCCCAGCTTGACCGGCGCAACGATGCATGAAGTATTCGAAAAGGTCAAGGCAGCTTATGGAGATGATGACTAATGAGCAAGCCACGTGTAGCATTCGGGTTAAATGCCCTGGCAGAGCATCTAGGCACAAGCAAACAGAATCTCTATCAGCTTGTCGCTAAGCATCAACCACCGCATAGCGTCGAAATACAGGCAGGCGGCAAAACCATCAAAGGCTACGATAAAGACGCGCTGAAGGAATGGTACGACAACCTGCCAGGCAGAATAACCACCGCAACAAAGACAGGCAACAAAACCTACCACGTAAGAAAGGACCCATAATGACAATGCCACAAAGAGGCAACAGCGGCGATGTTTGGCTTACCCCAAAACATATTATCGACGCGCTAGGCAAATTCGATCTAGACCCATGCGCCGCCCCGCTACCTAGACCGTGGGAAACAGCGAGCGCGAGCTTTGTTGAAGCCGATGACGGGCTATCGCAAGAATGGTTTGGGCGGGTGTGGATGAATCCGCCGTATGGTCGTGGTATTGGTGCTTGGATGAAGAAAATGGCAGAGCATGCGAAGGCAGGCGGGGGGGTATCTCTCTTGTTTTTGCTAGAACTGATACGAAGGCGTGGCAGGATTATGTGTTGCCTTATGCTAAGCGTATTCTGTTCCTTCAAGGCAGGCTGCGGTTCCATACACCGGATGGGCTACCGGGTAAGGATGTTGCTAATGCTCCTAGCGCGCTTATTGCTTATACGATTGATGATGCTTTGGCGTTGTCTGAATCAGGTATTCCCGGTTGGATCGTTGAACCGGTGAAACAGTTGAAAGGATAAAATGTTATGGAGCTTGAATCTTCACAGATAAAATTTCTGCCTTCACCTGATGGCAGTTTCCCAGAGGCTATATATGAGTTCTCTGTATTCGTCAAGATCGTTGAAAAAGTTGATGGTTATGTGCTCTCTTGGAAGTTCCCGCCTGAGTTTCCCCCGGAGGGTTTTTCCTTCTTTGAGCGTATCCCCTTTTACGCTAGGTTTTCCCACGCCGTTATTGAATATCTCGAAGTGATTCTAAAACAGATCGGTCTTGAGATTACCTCGTATAAGAAATGTGAAAGTGGTGGCTACATGCTTCGTGTATCTAGTTCCGCAACTACTCTGAACAAACGAGACTTTTACCGGATTATTGGTTGTCCTAACTAACCAGATTGGATAAAGGATTTACTATGATTGAGCTAGAAGAACCGTTCCTTAGGCTCGCTGCTGGCAGTGGCAAAGGTATTACAGCGGAGATCGTTTTCTCTGTGCGAATCACGCTTGAGCGTAATAAGCCTGAAGAACTTAGCGTGTCTTACGAGTTTGCAGAAGGTTTTAAGGTTGAAGACTTCTTTAGTCGAATCCCAGTTTCTTCTTCAGAGCTTGCGCGAGTTGGTTTACACCATTACTTTGTCGATGCTTTTAGGCTCTTAGGTATCAGAATTGAAAGCTGTGCGATCATTGAACCTGATAAAGTTCAGTTCTTGCTATCCACGGATAAGTTCAAGGTAGAGCCTCGCTTCCTATCGTCTGATATTTTGAAGAGTAATAAGCAGACGCTTTCTAGATAAAAAATATTCGCCCCTCCCTGTGTTTGGGAGGGGCGAATATTTTTGCTGTTTTACGGCTGCTGTGGTGCATCCGGTGTGGAAGTCTTAGGGTAGTCTTCAGCAGGTACTACCCACCCGATACCGGGGATGTATACTTCATCCTTCGAGCGCTGGCCGGGCGGGTTCGACTCGAACCGGGCCGCGTCCACATCTTCATGCTTAGGCTGCTCTGCTGGGGTGAGAGCGGATAGTTTGCCACTGTTGCGGTACTCTTCGAAAGCTGCACGAGAGCCGCCCGCCTCGACGGGTGCAGGCTCATTCTTGGAATCTCCCACCACACCACGGGCGGCGGCCTCCATCGCATCGGTGAAGGTCAGCTTATCGCCGGGCGACTGTCGCCCGCCAATGAGCGCACCTACTGCGGAAAGCAGGATAAAGAGAGTGTTCTTGATTTCTTCAGGCAAACGGATGTCTGCCAGTTCAAGGCCGTATGCGATAAGAACAACGATGCTTGATGCGATTGCGGTACCGATGGTTGCGCCCTTGGTTACGCCGCCTACATAACGGGTTTCGTTCATTAGTTTACCTCTGCTTTCAGATTGGTCTTTGCTAGGGTCTCTTCGAGGGCTGCTGCTACGATTGCCTTCAGGTCTTCACCCGATGCATTTACAATCGCGGTGCCACCCTCTGCGGCGGGGCGGGCGTGAATCTCGTCCACCTTTGCCCGCAATTCCTGAAACTCACGGTTTAGCTGTCCCTGATTAGAGACACCCTGAATACCATAAGCCCATGATTCAGCTGCACGAGCTGAGTTTCGCATCCAGTTAGCGAGTGTCGAATCGCGGTTGATGCCATCGCGGCCAGGCTGCGAATAGCTGATAACGTAGTCGAGCTTATCGTTCAAGCTCTTCAGCTGATTGTTCAGCTGGTTAAACTGTGCTTCAGACAAGTCAAAGTCTCCATTCTGGATAGAATTACTGATTTCTTGCGCGGTATTTGCGATTCCCTGGAACACCTTCAGGGCGCGGTTGTAGATGTCCGTCTTGGAATAGGTTCCAGGGCATTCAGTAGCGAACCATTCCCGATGCTCTGTCAAAGGCAAAATACCGTATGTCTTCCAACAATCGGCGACACGCTCTGCCACAGTCTGCAAATCCCCCGCGCTCATACGAGGGTTGCACTCGAACGTAATTGACTGTGCGTTGCCTTTGGCGTTTCCGTTTGCCCATGCAGCGGCGGAATGATCAACAATCACACCTACGATGCCATCCGAAATAACCTCATGCGCCGATGTACTCACCGATGGGCTATCACAGAAGAACGACATGACCTGCTCCCAGGTCTGCTGCCACTCAGGCTTACCCCACCAATGCAAGGTAATATTCGTGATCACGCGGGGATACCCGAATGTTGCCTGCACGCGGTTACCCGGCGTGAAATTCTTAGCATCACGATTTGTCACGAGCTGATATGACAAAGGCGAACCTCCTTTCTAATCATCTTCAGAAAACCAAACACACAGCGAGCGCGGTTATGGGTGCTGTTGTGTGTTTGGTCTTGTGTGTCTGGTTTGTGTTGTTATGAGGCGGGCGGGCCTTTGTTTGGGTCTACTCCTTCTTTCTGGCCTGGTACGGGTATTTCTTGTGACCATTGAAGCAAGGTTTGGATGTAGCCGTCTAGGGCGGCGGGGATTGGCGGCGCGGGCGGGGGTTGTCGCTGGTTGATGTGCGACGTTAGCAAGACAAGGTGTGACATGGCCATCGAGAGAGCGAGGCGGGCGCGATCTTGTTTGAGGTATGCTTCTGCTTGGATTTCCCGTGTGTCTCGCTCCATCTTTTTTGCGGCTTCTTCCATCTTTTCGATGCGGGTGTATAGTTCGTTGTTTTGGTCTCGTAGTGAGTTTAGGCTTTCGATGGTGCTGTCGAGTTTTGCTTTTGCTTTGCCTGCGGTGGTTTCCTCGTGCTTACCGAACCATGAGAAGAAGGCGGTTAGCACGGTGCCTAGTAGCGCGCCGATGATGCCGTATAGTGCTTCAGGTGTGTTGAGTGGTGGGAGTTCCGTTTTCTTTTCACCTCCTTATGCTTCTAGTCGTTTGATGGTTTGCGCGATTGTGTCTGCGAATGCTTCGCGTGCAGTCTCTCTAGGGTTGATTAGCGCGCCGGTGGTTTCTATGACTGTTACGCCTTTTTGCTCCCAAAAGCCGGGTTCGTTGTCCCAGCCATCGCCGCCGAAATATTCGGGGTGTACAGTCCTGAAATCGGCGAACACATCCGCGCCTAGTGAAGCTAGGTTCGCGCTGTCGCGGCAATATGCATCGAATGCAAGCATGTTCTGGTTTGCGGTTTTTACGATGGTTTCCCCATCGGGTGAAGTTTTCCCATCGGAGGGGATGGAACCACAGAGAACAACCTTGTCGAAGCCTTTACCGTATTTTTCTTTGACGATCAGGTTTGCTGCTGCGATGTAGCGGCGGGTGAGTTCGACTAGTTTAGCGGTAGACCACGGCGCGCCGGGTTTCTCTAATGCCTGGTTCCTGGTTTCACCGCAAACCAGAATGTTCTTCTTATTGGGGTCAAAGTTTGGCAGTATTTTTGAGACTGTCTCGATCATGACTGCCCATGAGATATTAGCGATGGCGACGTTTGCAGCGGTCATATTCTTCTCAGATATGAGGGTCGCAAAGTTGCCTATCTTCTGGATGCCAACGTAGACCCATTCCGCATAGTATGAGTTCGCATCAATGATCAGGTTTGCGCCGTCGAGGCTGAATTTCTGCTGCGGTTCTTCAGCTGCGGTTTGTTCGATGCGTGGCTGTGTGAGTGGCAGAAGTAGAGCGTGACTCATTGCTTATCCTTTCCCTGCCATTTGGCGGATAGTAAGGTTACCCCATCTCCAACCGTATATTTCCACCGGATCATTCGCACTGTATTTGTTCATCCAACAACGGAATGCGCAAATGGGTTCACGGGTGTTGTCTTTGCGAACAACAGAATAGCGTACAACGCCATCGAGCCGCCGCAATTCGATACCCTTGTCGCCTTCCTTCACGGGTACTTCTATTGCACCGTAGCTATCTCTGTACCCGGTGGGAGGTAAGCCAGGGGCAGACGAAGACAAACCCCATACTTTCTGCCTTGCGGCTTCTCTGACTACCACCGTGTATTTCGCTGCACCTATGCCCTGCTCCCAGCCTACGCGTATCGTGTCCTTGTTCTCGATATGGCCTTCACCATCGAAATAGATAAGCACGGCGGCCCCGTCTTTCGACAGGGAGCCGTTGATGGTTTGCAGCTTTTGATTTCCCATTTTCATACGGCCCGGCTGGCCTTCAGCGATTTCTTCACGAGTCTCCGATTCATGCGCCCATTCGTAAGCAGACGATTTACCGCTTTTGTCCTTAAATCCCAGCTTCCACGATATTTCATTTGGGGCAGGTGGAAGGAAGAAGGCTTTTAGCGACTGGTACGCTTTCCCTGGCACCCATCCACCATGTGCTATAGCATAGCTTAGCTCTGAGAGCGGCATTTCAGTTTCGCTATCTGCGGCTTGGTAGCGCGAGTATGACCATGCTGATTTACCGGCGGGGTTCACGGATCGCACCTGATAGATGCCACGCATTCCCGCCGCCGCGTCGAAATCATACGAGGTGCCTGTTACACTCACGGGGTTAGCGCCGTCGATAGAGACTTCATAGCTTGTTACGCCTGGCACTGCCTGCCAGGTTATGGTTGTCATTGTCATCTCTTACCACTCTCCTAACCGATTCCGGGGGCAGCCGGGCGGCCTCCTGCTGCTACCTGCTCATTAGCCACATAGCCTAGCGTGATGCCCTGTCCTTCAGGTTTGACGAAAATCAGCAGGCCAGGGGCAGACGGGGCGGCCCCTGTCGAGGTTTTCCAAGTGATACCTTCAGGGTGCGACACAACGGCGGTTGTATACACAGCCTGCACCGGCGCGTTAGTCAGCTCATACGTTCCAGAGCTAATAGTTTTGACCGGCGGCGTGGTAGCATCCACACCATCGCGGCCAGGGTTGCCCTGATCTCCTTT